AGGACGGCCAGTAATGGGTGCATGTGTGCTTGACATCTATAGCGATGTTGCCCACGGTTATGTCACGGTCATACAGTCCAGAGTTCCAAACGGGATTGGCGCCGATATCGGTTAGCCAGGCAACTGTTTGCAGTTCGGCTAATGCGCCTAAACCGTAATGGCCGATATGCACAATGCCGTTGCCTTGTGCTTCATTGACTTGTGCTTGGGTTAGTTCTGTGTCGACATGGGACATTTCGTAGGTCGGGTATTTCATGCCTTGTTGCCTTTCAGTTCTTCAATCAAGCGGCTGGCTTCGGCTTTAGTTTCGGGTGCTGGGCCTTGGTGATCTAAAGCCCTTAAAAGGTTCATTTGTGCTGGGGTGGGTGCATTAGACGAATTGGCGCCTAGCGCCTGTGTACGGGGCTTTTCGGGCTGTCTGACAAGCACTGCTGGGGTGTGTGTATCTGTTTGGCGGTTGCGTACTTCTTCGGCGCTAGCCATTTTCGGGCCGAAACTCATCATTAGACCTAGGACACGGCCCAGGGCGCTGGTGCTTGCGTTCATCTGTTCTGAGTCACGAGTAAAACTGGTTTTGCCTGGGAACGGTTCAAAGCATGTTGCTTGTGCCGGTACGGGGTCGTCTGGTGTACGCCATGCTTGCATGGTGACCGATATGAAAACCTTGTCTGCAATGGTAATGATTTCGGGGCGGTTTTCAATTATGCGTAGTTCAGGCCAGCGTTCAAGTGCAGCTGCAAAGCGTGTTGGTACGTCGACATAGTTTGACAAGTCCATTAGTTGCCCCTGTTTCGGTCGTAGGCCGTGCGTTCAGCAATGGTCATGTTTGCCCAGGCGTGTAGTTCTGCACAGCGGCGTGATTCTTCAGGGGTCATGTGTAGCCAGTCGCCTGCCTTGCCACAGTTCAAGCAAATACCTTGCAACAGGTCTTGCATGCGAATGTCAAAGGGTGTCAAGTCTGTTTTGCATAGTTCGCAGGTCATTTGAAACCACCTAGGCGCATGGCAACAATGGTGTCTTGTGTCGATTTAGTCAGATTTGACAAATAGATACCGTTTTCTTCGGCAACATATGCCAATTCAAAAAGGGCTTTGCGCAACATCGCAATATCGGCGGTTTGGGCTTGTAACTGCCAGGCCGCCGCTTTCATAGCAATTTCGGCTTTGGCAATTGCCGCTGTCATTTCGGCTAGTTGTTCTGTCATGTCGGGCCTTTCATTTAGTCGGGATATTTCTACGATAACCAATCGGTGTGGCTGAGTAACGCATACGGCGCCTGTCGCCTTCGGAAGTGTTAGCCCAAAAGCCTTGTAAAGCCTTTTCGGGAAATGACACGGCGTAGGCAAAACACTTGTCGAATACTGGGCAGGCTTCACATATCGGTTTAATGATTGCACGTGATTCTGCAGATTCTTTGGCGTTGCTCGGAAAGAACAGGCTGGTGTCAATGCCTTTGCAAGCTGCATATTGTTGCCAGTCGGGGCGGTCAACATTAAACATCTGCTAGCACATTTTCCATGGGCGCCAGCCACAACCGTGGTTTTCTTCGGTGGCTTCATACAACAACCAACCAAAACGCAGGTTTAGGGTCGGGTCGTTCATGGATTCTTCCATCGGCATTGCGAACAGTTCTTCTATCCAGGCACGGTGAATTTGGTTCGCCTGAACCAGTCCGTGGTCATGACCGTTGAACTGTGGGTGCAAATAACTGACGTTCTGACACCTTGCCTCTTTCCAGATCAGGCGCCCTAGTTTCTGTAGCGTTTCGGTGTTATTAGGCCAGCCAACCGATACCGCTACGGGAAACCATTCCTGGCATTTGGTGTCAGGGTCAACATATGCAACACGGGTTGTGGGTTGTGTCGAAGTGGTGGTGCTGGTGCTGATGCTGGTGGTTGTGGTTGTCAGCTCTTCGGCCCTGTCCTGCAGTTGTTGTGGGGTCAGGTCGCCCAGGGTGATTGTTGCCGGTACTACTGGGGCAATGTTGGGTGGTGTGTCCTTTTGGAACGCCACCGCTATTGCGGCACACATCAGGTAAGTAAACAGGCCTAAGCCTAAAACACGCTTAACATTCATTTTGGTTTGTCCTTCAGTCGGGGTCAGGTCGGGGTATGTCTACCGATTCGGTAGGTCTATGTCAAGCACCAAATATAGTTTTGAACGCATGGTGTACAACGTCAGGGTGGTCGGCTAGTAGTGGCGACACCTCGACATGTACCCATTGGGCGCCTTTTGACCCAATCGTGTTTTTGTCGTAGACACGCCAGGCGTCACGGTCACAACGGTAGCCAGCGCCCCAACCTTTAGGGTTGTTTTTGTAGGTGCCTGCATAGTCGTGGATTTCTTCTATGCCCAGAATGTCACGGTGAGTAAATAGGAAGTCGATTAGTTTTAACCGTTGTTCGGGTGTGCCTTTAAGGTCTACAGCACGCCAGGTGGCGTGTACCGATTTCTTTGGTGGGGTTGTGCCAACCATGTTTCGGTCGTTGAAAATGCCTATGTTGGTGACGCCAAATAGGTAACAGCAGTAGTCCACAAACACTTTGGTGCCTTCACGCTTGGCGGCGTGTACGGCGTCTTTGTTGCCGGTATAAGGGCGGCTAGTCATTGTCTTTTTGTTCCTTATCTTTTAGGCCGTTGCTGGCAAGGATTCCTGATAGGGCGCCAGTGAGAAACAACATCATCGGGCTAAGTAGCGACCAAGCTGATTCATCGTTAGGTGACACGTCTAATGGCTGTACTACAAACAGCAGGCCGTACAGCAGAGCTGCAGTCGAACCTAGAAACGCTACGGCTAAAGCAATGCCTACGATGAGTATTAGTCGGGCTTTAATTTCGCTGTTGGTTAGTCGTTTCATGGTAGGCACCTGGGTGCTGTGGGTTGGGTTTCGCAGGTGTCACGCACACGATCACTGCAGCTGGTGACGACGAACATTAGGGCGATGGCGAGTCCTGCGACGACGGCTAGCGTTTTCACGGCTCGCCCATTCGTGCATTGCATGACTCAGGGTCGTCGTACAGTTCTGATAATGCACACGGTTCGTGGCAGACACCACACATCACATAGTCGGGGTCGCCACACATATGTTCCTGAACACCGTTTTCCGGGCAAGTTTCGTTTGTACAAGTAACTGTTTTCATCATGCCACCTCGTAAGCAATAGTAAACCTAATGATGTCGCCACTTGCTAAAGCAAAGGTCGGACTTTGACCAACTGGCGAACCTGTCTGATACAAAAATTGGACTGTGCTACTTGATTGACCGTTAACTGTTGAATGGTACAAAGCGTTTCCACTTGCGTCGTAAACAAAACCTGCACCATAAGAACCGTCAGTACTTAAAACATTTTTTGGCAATCCAACAATTATGCCGACATTGCTTGTGCCTGCACTAGTCACATTTAAAGCAACATTGACAATTACTAATTTTTGTATTTGGCAATATTTTGCCGATTGAATCGTTTTAGTAACTGTTACGCCTTGTGTCAGGGTTGGTGTGTACGACTCCCATGCGGCCCCAATCGTGTTAAGAGTCGCCGCAGTCAACACCTGCCCCGACACTGTCCCTGCTACCCATTGCTGTGCCATGTTTGCTTCTCCCTTAACCGCGCCAGCCGAGTCGACTGGTATCCAAAATACCTAAAACTGACGAATCTAATTTAAAAAATTGATAATACTGCAACGGACTAAACGTCATAACAAAAGTTGTTAATTCGGGCGTCACGTTAATTTCTGCACCTTCCATAACCACCGCAACCGTAGTTAAAGAACCGCCCGGTACTTGATAGGAAAGGTTTACAGTTCTATTGACAGAACCCCAAAAATCATTCATAAATGACGATAGTGCCGTTGCGTTTTGTGCCACATCAGTAAATGAACATTCAAATCTTAAAGAATAAGGATCTGAAAAAGTGTTTACAATCCATTCAGCGTTACCAGTTGCCTGAGTTGTGGTGTAGTCAACTGTCCCTGATGAATAAAACGCTGGGCCGTAAGTCGTAACGGATGTTGTATTTGTAGAAGTTTGAGCTGCAAGACCGTTTGGTGAAATTGTTGCAGTGTTAATAAATTGCAAACCATTTTGTATTCGATCAAATGTTTGATATGCAATTTGTGTTGATGAAGTAGTTCTGCCGACTGTTGTTGAAATTGGAATAAATGAATTCGTATAAGGTCTTGGTATTGGATATAAATAATTTCTGCGCACAACAAGATAACCACGTTCTGTGTTTTGCAAAAGATTTATATAGTTATTGACAGTTCCAGTGTAAGTAATCGCTGAGGCTATTGAACCTGCACTTAAATTAGAAACAAGCATGTCAGTCGGTAATGGACCACCAAATGACGATTGAAATGCTGTTATTTGCAATGACGTATCATTTTGTGCCAAAACAAAACTATTGCAATTGACACGCCCTGATCTAGCAAGCCAATCAACTGCAGTAATTGTTGCTGTATTTAAACCAGTGTTTCCTGGGTAATCATTGAAAGTTATACTTTGAATCCAAAAAGTACATAAAAAATCCTCAGTACCTGATTCAATTTCTATGGGATTACCGTAAATCAAACCTGACGCATAATCTCCGCTGTTATCAATCGTGATTGTGGCTTGACCGCCTGCGTAATTATCAAGATACTTTTCACGGCCCGTTGTAATGTTCATTGACAAAACACGACTTGTTATTGAAGTTGCGTTGTATTTGACGGACCAGGAAACTTTTGCCATTACATCGCCCTAGTGTTAACTGGTACTGGGCCTGACTGACGCACATACTGCTGTAGTGCTCTAACAATGCTGTTGGGGTCGCCACCGTTGACATTAACAGTGATACCGCCGGCACCACCAAAACCCATACTGCCCAACTTCGACAACGGGATAACTGCCTCAGGGCCGTTGCCTTCACCAATCATCGCCAAGGTCGGGCCTGTAACTATGCCACCTTCGGCAAGTTCAGGTATTGGCCCTAAATCTGGTGGGTTAATTGTTAAACTTTTTCCAAGAGGCAACGGAATTGTAAAATCAAGCAAATCGTTAATTTTGTTAATAACGTTGTTGTTTATAAAACGAATAATGCCGTTAGCAAACGATTTGCCAACATCTAAACCTTTACTGCCTAGTCCTTTAAGCGCTTCAACTAACGCCGCTACTAAGTCGGTACCTAGACGAGTACCTAGGTTGACCATGGTTGCAATAAGGCTAAAGAATAAGCCAGGTATCTTGACAACTAAATCGGCAACAAATCTAGTTAAGCCTGCTACGGCTTCGGGCAACAGCTGAGCAACCCAACCTAAAAGCGCCCCACCAATTTTTACAGCCTGGGCGCCCAACTTCGGTACGGCTTCGGTTACTACCCAGTTAAGTAGGGTTAGCAACAAATCGCCCAACGCTTTTAACGCTGGCACAATCTGTGGTTTAATCCAATCAACCAGCGCATTACCCAAAACAATAAGTTTGTCGACAAGTAACGGCAAACCTGTATTAAGAATCCAGTTAGCCAAGTCACCCATTAGTTCAGCCAGGCGCTTTACGGCCGGTGGTGCAGCTTCTTTAATCCAGTTCCAAAACGCTTCAGCGCCTTTGCCTAAAAGTCTTGCTAATTCAGGCAGGCCCGTGTTTTGTAGCCACTGTCCAAGGTCATACATCATGTCCAACAACGCTTTTAACGCTGGTGGATAAGCCTCTACTAGCCAATCTGCAAACGCTGATACAGCGTTCATTAAAACTTCTTTTAACTTCGGCAGTTGTTGTTGAACAATTCGAATGATTCCAGCTAAACCGTCTTTTTCAAAAGCCTTAGTTAACATGCCGATTGTCGGCCCAAGTTTTGTTGTTATGAAATCTGTAAATTTCATAAAAATAGGTAGCAACTTGCCACCAATAGTGGTCACAAGGTTGTCTAATTGCGCTTTAAAAATGCGTTGTTTGTTTGCTAATCCATCGCTAGTTCTTGCAAAATCGCCTTGGGCGTCAGCGGTTTGTTTATAGATAACGGCTTCAGCGGCCAGAATTTTCTGCCGGTCATTTAACGGGCCGATACCGTTGTAGATACCTTGTGCGGCCGCTTCGGCTTTTAGGGCGGCGTCGTTAAGCATTACACCGTATTTACGCAATGGTTCCGATTCGCCTCGAAGTGCTGAACCTATGGCTTGGATTGCTTCTTCGGGACTGGTGTTATTAAACGACGCCAAATCTGACGCCAGCGTCGTAAATTCCATTGAAAATTCAGCGGCGTAATCACCTGATAAACCAGCGGCTTTAGCAAACGTACCAAAAGTACCTACAGCGTCCATTACTGACTGCTTTGACTGACCTAAAGCCACGTCAGCACGGTCGGCGAACTGTTGAATATATTTGGCGCTATCTTCACCAAAAATAACATTGACTTTGCTTTGGGCTTCGGCTAAGTCACTGGCGGCAGTAATTGCTTTGTATGCGCCAGCGGCGGCGGCGGTACCAATAGCGGCTACTGCTAAAGCGGCTGTTTTGGCTATGTTGCCAACTTTTGTACCGAAAGCCTCAAAAGAAGAAGTGGCGTCGCTGACACCTTTGTTGTCGTAATCGCTAAAAATCGGAATTTTGATAGCCATTAGCGGTCAACTTCTTTTTGTATAACCTTTTCGGTTTCTTTCACTAAGTCTTTAATTCCGTCTTGTGTGTCTCTAAGTTTTTGTTCAGCAACAGGCCACATAACACGACTGGCGTCTTTGCCGAACTTGGAACTAAAAGCACTACCTAAACCGTTCAAATTCTTTTTGCCTGCCATATCAAAAATGGCGGCCGCAGGGTTTGCTTGCATAACATAAAAAGCGTTGCGGTCACGGTAACTGGTATTTATCTTTACCTTGACACCGTTCTGGGCTTTAGCAGCTGTCAATGGAAATAGTTTTCTGCCGCTTTCTGAACTGGTTTTGCCGACAGTCCACGACCGTTTTGTGCCGGACGGAAAACGATTGTCTGAGTATTCGGCTTTCATGGCGTCGGTCATTGGCGCCGCAATAGCCTTTACTTTAAGGTTGAACTCTTTGCGTAGTTCTGGGTCAATTCGACGCAACGCCTTAATGGTGTCTTTTACACCTTCTATTTTAGGCGTTCTTGCCATGACCAACCTTTATTTTCGTGATTCGTTAATAACTTTAATGACTGTTGCCAGGTCATTGTTATCAAACTCTACTTCAGGTGGCCAGTACCCTGTCGCCGCTAAAACTTGCGCTAGTGCGTGTCGGTAGGTACTGGCGAAGTAGGGCGGTCGGGTTCATCGTTAACAACTTCAAGCAAGACCAGTTTTTTAATGAAGTCGTCTAACACGATTGGCACGGTGACGTTGTGTTGCTGGCATGCCTGGTGTGCAAGATATGCCAAATCTTCAATGCCGATACCGTTGCCCATATCGCTGGCTTTGCGCTTATATTTTCTTTCCCACGCCACGATTGTAAAAAGGTTGGTTGTTACTTCGACAGGGCCTTCGCCCTGGTCGACTCTGATCGTTAGTTGCATGTCGGGCCGTTTCTGTTTGTTTGGTTGTTAGGCAACAATGGTGGAAAGAACGCCACCCTGGAAGGTAATTGAAATGGTTGACAACTCGCCCATGGTTGCGTTGATGACCGGAAGCGCCTCTAAATAGCAACCCACCAATTCAAAACGGGGAGCTGTGGCAGAAGCAGTGGTTAAGGCGGCGTCAGTGCTTGCAACCTTAACAGTTGTAACAGTTCCAACAAGAGCCGCAAGAGTTGCGTAGGTCTCAGTGGCCGCATAGGACATGTACAAATCTAAAGTGATTTCTTGGTTAGCAAGGCCGCCCACGTATGACCTTGATGTACTTCCAAATGCTGTGGCCTCAAGCGCCTCTATCGTGTTAGTGACCGTGGCGCTGGTACACATGTCGGTCAAATTGACCGAGTTAATCATTACGCCAGGATTGCTGAGATAAGTTGCTGAAGCCATGGTTTAATCCTTCTTTGCTGGTTCTTTAGTTTTAGCAGATTTTGGGGCTTGACTGTCGCTAGGTTCGTCAGATTTAATAAACCCGTGCGCCAACAATGATTCAATGTTGGTACCTGCACCAGGCACAAATTCTTCACCTACGGTGCCGATTCTTTCGCTGATAACTGTGTATTTCATTTTTTATCCTGTCTGTGCTTGTAAGTCGATGGATAGATCATAGGCGGCAAACATTTGGCCGCCCACGGGAAACGACCCAGGGCGTCCAGACTTCACTGCCACATTCTTTGCTAGAACCTTCGCACACATGCTTAAAACGTTGCGTAAGCCGTCCAAATTGCCTGGCCCTAAGGTTATGACTTTTACCGAAAAATTCATGGTGACGATGTTGTAGTTAAAGCAATCAAAACTGGGTGCGTCAATAAACACGCATGGTGGGTTGATCTTCTCAGGGTCAAACACCACACGCATGCCAGTGATGGTTGCCAGCGTTGCCGCCAAATCATCTATGGCCTCATTGAACAGGTCGGTGTAAACAGTCATCACGCAACCGCAGGCCGTGGGATACCGGCTAACTGTTTGATTAACGGCGACAGGCCCGATACTGCAGCTGTGCCCATATCGCTAAAACTTGCAAATTGGTCTATGGCGCCACGCTGTCTGTAAATCGAGCCGCCCATCATAATCGTGGCTAGTTCTACATCTGCACTAGGAACAACGGTCAGTTGGTCGGTGTAGCCAGACTCTTGACGTCTACGAAAAATGAAGTTGTTGGCGCTGTTAGCACACTGAGTTAAGAAAGCCGTTTCGTCGACACCAGCCAAAGCAATTCCTAGCCAGGTGCCAATTTGTGTGCCCGTAATCCACGTACAAGTTTCGGTGAAAGTCAGGGTGCCAGGTGGGATAGCGGCGCTACGGATTAAGTCGTCGCCTTCATCGTAAAACAACACCTGATTTTCAATCGGTATTGCGTAGTCGAATGTGAGATCACCGCTACTGGTGACACCAGTAAACAGGTATGGGGGCAAGTCGTACACCGTGTGTGTGCCGTTCAGGCCGTGACCTAAACTTGCAATCGTGAACGATTGACCCAAACCCAGTTCGGGTTCCGTCAGCGTTTGAACAACTGCGTAATTGTCCAAACGCTGATGGAAGATAACAGAGTAAACAGCCATGGGCGGCTAACCGCCTTTCGACTAAGCCTGGGTGATTTTACGAATCATGCTTGAGTTAGCAGCAAAGGTTGCGGCGT